TACATCAAACTGCCAACCATACGGTTTCTCGCCCAACCAGCGTTCAGGAAACCATTGCAAGTCATAGGTCTTGCTCTGCTCCAAGGCTTTCTTGGATAGCCTTTTTGTTTTGGGCTGTTTCGGAAGGGGGGGAGCAGAAGCAACCCCACCCCCCGTGGGGGTGTCCCGGTCCCCGTCGTGTCCTGGCTTTGGCTTGACTGACTTGGTTGGCATAGTTACACGCTAGTTTACTTACCTAGCAAGTTAGTCCTAGAATACCCCACGTTTACAGGCATATCCTTAAACGTCTATTGCTTTGTTGCCAGTTTCAGACGGTCGCTTGGCTTGCGCGGTTAAGACTTGGGAAAGGTTTAGGGTGATCTGTGAACCTGAACTGGTTCTGGTTTGTTGTCCGAACTCCTGCGGAAAGCTGCGCTCTAAAATCCACGCGGCCGCGCAAAAGGTTTTGTTGGCATGGCCTCGGATGATGTCCAGCAAGTCTTTTTTCCCCCGCTCCCTTGCTTCAGCAAGGGAAACCCCTAGTTGGTTATCTCGTTTGACCATTCTCTTGAAAGCCGCTTCAGAGATACCTAGGAGAGCAGCCACCCTTGATTGTGGAAACCCTACAGCCAAGGCGGATTTGGCATCATTCAACTGTTCATCAGTCAGGGTTAACGCGGCGGGTTTCCTCCCGCCTTTACGCTTGGCCATTGCTTTGGTTATTGGCTTAACTATTTTGACCATAAAAGCTATTTAAGATTGTTTACTATAGTGACGGAGAGGAAACCAGCAAAATTCACCTTATCCCCTGTTAATAAGGTGACACCTTGTATGCGTAATAGTTGTTGACGGGGAAGGAAATCTCCTGTCTACTCAAACGCATGGAAGCAATTGATATGAAAACACTAACTCCAGAGCAGCAATCCATTGTAGAGTATTCCCGTGAATATCTCTCTAGTCTATATTCCCCATCACCTCCCTGTGAGAATGGGCCAAGCACCGCAACTCCCCCAAGCTATAATTGGTTTGGTTGCGAGAATGACGCCGAACTATTGGCGGAGATTGAGCAAACGGCAAAAGGGGAAAACCTTTGCACCGTTAATGAATCCGAATTAGTTCGGACTCTGGATATTATGTACCATGGTTAACCCCACATCTTGCCCCTTCAATGAGGGGGCGACCTTGTGTGATTAACACAAACCTAGTCAGGTAAATCCCTAGGGAGCCGGACTGACTAGGATTAGAACAATCCGGCAAACGTGTTAGCGCACGCCCCTAGGGAGGAAAAATACTAGGATATGAAACAAACTCAAACAAGCGCGGATTATACCGCGATTCTATCAGAAATCACCTCAACTCCTGTTGAGGATATAACCCCAGAAAATTATGACCATTACGGCTTGCAAGTCTTTGACTGCGACGGGGCAGAATATGCCATCGGCAATGATGAGGAATGCGACAGAGCGGCGGCGGACAATATCCGCGATTCAGTCTGGGCCTTTACTGGCTGGTTCATTGCCGATCATGCGCCGGAAGGCTTGACGGCGGAAGATATTGACGCGCTACGCGGCGACAAATGCGAGTCTGCCAATGATGCTTTGATTGCTTTGATTGAGGCAGGGCAAGGTATGGATTCATTCATTGACGGGGCAACGTCAACAGACGGGCGCGGCCATTTCTTGAGTCATTATGACGGGGAAGAGCTAGAAGATAGCAACGCAAACCACTTTGCATATCGGATCAACTAGCCATGATTACCCGATTTCAAACCATAACCGACCCGCGCGTAATCAAAGCGCGATTTATTAGCCGTTGCATGGAAACCGGCTATTCAATCCGGAGGGGCGAGCTTTGCGCCTATGATCCCCGCACGCGGGCCATTTACCATATCACCAGCCCAACAGGCCAACGTATATTCCACCAGGAACCAGTTAGCCTTTAACCCAAACCCAAAAACCATTAAAATAAACTTATGAAAACCAAGACTATAAAATTAACAGACAAAGAGGCTAGGATTGTAAGCATTGAAATTAATGACCCCGAATCCGGCCAAACAACAGTAACCTTTGAATGGGGCGGCCCAGATGATAGAGATATTGCGGAGTTTGATGTATTATCTTTATGTGGGGAAACTGATTTCACATGGGTTGATTGCGATGAAAATAGTGTCGCCAAACGTAGCGCATGGGTGATCTACCAGCAAGGGATCAATGAGGGCTGGAGGGTAGGGGATACCGTTCCCTTGATAAACAGGGAGTTTATTATTGAGGATATTGGCATCCCTCACGGCGTAAAACCTGACCGTGGGGGCGGTGAGGTTGAAGTAAAAACGCACTACCTAGTGAACGGCGTGGAGGATGAGCATGAAACTCACCGAATTACATTATCCCACGCTGTTGTAGATGATGATGGGGAAATCGACCTTGACCAAGTGTCTAGGGAAGTTTGGGCCGCTTTTGATCCAGAGAATAATAATTAACCAATAAAAACAGGAAAATAACCTTATGAAAACCAAGACTAAAAAACACTCACGCGGCCCTTGGGCCGTAGGCATAGAAACCGACGATCACGAGGCGCAAATCATCAGCGCAGACGGGCAACATTTGGCAACGGTGGAACAATACCCGCTTGAAGCTAACGCGCATCTAATCGCCTCCGCGCCTGAAATGCTGGAGGCGTTAAATCAAGTAGAGCGGGCTTGGGTAGGCGACGGGATTGAAATGTCTGCCGCCGTTGATAGTTGTCTGCTCGCCATCGCCCATGCGGAAGGGCGCGAGCTAGGCTGCATTTAACCCTTTCCCCCGTTCCTGGGGGAATCCTAGTCGGGTCGGCTGCGCGAGCGGTCGGCCCTTTCTGGGTGAAAGGCTGAATAATGAAAACCAAGACACAAAGCATTGAAGAAATGTTTGACGACATTTCTGCACAACTAACAGAGCATGAATTTGCCCTTGAGCAAGGTGGTGATTATGCCATGAACAAAAAAGTAGTAGACCATTACAGGGGTTGCGAGTATTGGCCCGATGAAAAGATCAGGCTGGAACACGCGAAACTGTTTGAATATGCGCCTGACCCGCCTGAACGCTCGCCGGAGCAGTTGAAACGTGCTGCCAAGGTTCAGGAAAGGATTAACAACTACCCTCGCGCCAAGGCATGGGAGGTTGAGGCAGTTTTTGAACACGCACCGGATGGGGATTTCTGCTGGGACGACCAAGAGGCAGGGGATTGGCACGTTTATTGTTGCGGGGAAAAGGATTGCGAAAGGCAATGGCACAAGGTCGCCTACACTCTCACCTTAAAACGTCAGGCGGGGAGGCGAATAATAGAGCAACATTCAGGGGATGAGGATGGAAATTGGGAAATTGAGAATGGTTGGGAGGAAGGGGAGGAAAACCCTTGGTTTTTTGAGTCATTAGCCAATGAAAGCAACGAATTTTTCAAGGGTTGGGCGAGCTACAATCTGCATTGTTTCCATGGCGGAAAAGATGTGCTTGAGCAAGCTCGCGAACAATCACCAGAATACTGGCTGAAAGCAGCAGAGGAAATGCTCCAGATTTAACTTCTAACGAAAGGCTGAATTATGACAACCAAGAAAACAGACGCGGAAATAGAGCAAGTGGTAATTGATGGAGTTCAGGATTTATTTTGCCGTGGCATTGAGGAATTGATTCTCGCGGGGAGATACAAGGAAGCAATGATCGTGAGCAAGAAATTCCTATCCGAATCCGAATTGAAGGAAATTGAAGAAATCATTAACGACCACCGGCTGGAATCTGCTAAAAGGAAATAACCCTTTTATGAAAAACAAAAAGACAAACATGGCAGCGGATTTATTGCCTTGCCCTTTCTGCGGCAACGCGCCCGAAACAATGACTTTGGACAAGGCAGAGTTTTGGGAAGGGCCGGAGTACGTCATCCATTGCGCGGACGAAGATTGCCAAATACTTCACACGGGTTCCACTTCGGGCGCAGGTTGGAACTTGGTGATTAAGGCATGGAACACTCGCGGGGGCAAGTTGGGTTGCGAACAGCCGGTGGAAGTGGCGGCGAGATTGGAGTGGTTGGACGAAACGCAAGCCGCGATTTTTCATCACTGCAAGGACATGGAAAAGCTAAAAGCTAGATTTGACTTGGGCTTTGAATAACTGATTCCTAAAAGCCCTTAAACGCCCCTCTAACGCATCCTAATTGCCCGCCCGCCACTGTGTTACCCTGTGACACTTTAAACGCCGCGAGCAGGGCAAAGAAGGGCAAGCAGGGCTACTCCTGTTTTACCTCTGCTTCCACGGTTAAGGCTTTGATAACCTCCTCTGGATGGAATCTGTATGATTTTCTGATTTTCACGGCGGGGATTTCACCTTTCCGCACAAGGCTTCGGACTGTTCTTTCGTGGATTTTTAGGATTGCTGCCATCTCCTTCATTTTCACAAGGGGGTTTGGTTGTTCTTTTGGTGTTTTCATAATTAAAGCCTCATCTCTTGAGCCATCGCACTGGTTAGCTCACTCAATCCTGCTGGCATGGGTTTCTCGCGCTGGCGGGGATTGAATCCCATTAACTGTTGTCTGATCTCGCGCTCTCGCGCTCGCAAGCCTTTCAGGGTTTCGGGGTCGTCCTCGTTTCCCCAGGAGACTACCGAGCCGGTCGCGTCTTTGCCTTGCTGGCGCAAGATGGCATTTATCTCATCAGCGATGAGCTTCAATCCATTCTCCAACCCTATCCTTTCCGGCACGGAAAGCGTATTAGGAGTAATAGTAGTATTACTGTCTTTAACTTTAACTTTAACTGGCATAGCGATCGCATTGCGATTTGCCTTGCGATCGGATATGCCATCGCATTGCGGTTTCCAACGTGCTTCTGCTCCCTTTTTCCCTGCTTTTGTGAGCTTATTGCGTTTCTCCATGACTTCATTTCGCACTTCTTCCATCCTTTTGTGCCGGTATCTTCCGGACTCATCCAAATAGAATCTTTCCAGTGCAACCTTTAGCTCTATGCGATCGCATCCGGCTAATCTGGCGAGCTTTGCCTTGTCAGAAGTCAGTCCATCATCAATCCAAGCATGGCAAAGTAAGCTGATATAAGCCCCGCGCTCGGCGGCACTCATCACCATGGTTGAGGCGATGAAATCATTCACATAAAGGGGCATCTTAAATAGCTTTTCATTCATAATATTCTAACTTTCATAAACAGGTTCGGGGAACATCGGGCCAGTGAGTTCACTAGCCTCTAAATTGAATGCCAGACGCCCTTTAAAGGGCTTCAGGAAGCCTTGTGCGACCTCCAGAAGGTCAGCGGCAGTTGTGAAGGTGGAACCGTCCCTGCGCGTCCTTGTGGAGCCTTTAGGAAGCACTTCCCCGAAGGCTAAAGCGTCCTCTTTATCTATCCAGCCGCATACCTCCAGAATGTTCGTCTTCTTTATGTAAGATTGGAACACCAACAGGTCAGCATCTAGGTGCGCTTGGGCTAAAACGAAGTTGTGAACGAACTCCGGAGCCATGGGGACATTGCGCCCCATGGTTTTCACGTCCACCTTCTTTCCTTCTAGCTCCAGATCAAAGCCGCCATCATAACCCCCCTTTAAAGAGGGCCATTTACCGGCGGTTAACCTCTTGAAACAGATTTCACCTAACAA